TAAGGTTAAGGTCAGGACTGTTAGGGCAATCAAAATATTTACCTACAACAAAAGAACCAAGTTGATGGTTTAAATCTGTATTTTCGATACCACCTTGTGCTTTAACAAAAAATCCTCTCCAATATTCATTCATTTCTGTAAATTGAAATATACTTGTTCCATTAAATTCAGGTTGTAATCCATCAGTATATCCACCACTACCCATAGAATTTATAATATTTGCAAAACCATCAGCAGAATGTAAACGAGGGTTTTGTTCATTTTCTAGCAGACCTTCGTATCCTCCAATATGAATATTTTGTGGTTCAGAAGCAAAATTATGATTTAGTAATGCACAAAAGTTTATAGGAATAGATGTTTTAGGTGTGTTTTCACTAGATGAACCAATAGTAAAAATTACACTATCTTCTGTTTCTCTCATATAAGGATTAGCACAATTCATATATAATAATTCTGCACCACCTTTATTACTATCCCAACCTAATTGTCCTGTGGCGTGTAAAAATGTTACCATATCTACATAAAATCTTGGCGTTTTAACTTGCTTTCCCATTAATATCCTCCTGTACTACTACGTCTTGTTTGGGTTTTAATTTTTGTTTTTTTAGTTGGCTGTGCTTCTGGTAATCCATAATCAGGTAGGTTGTACTTAGTTGTTGTCGCCTTACCTTTTTTTACTTTACTTTTGAAATTATCCCATTGATCTGCCTCAATATCCATAGACCAATTTTGCTCAGTCCAAGTTGGGTTTACTTTTTCTATATTACATATTATACGTTTAGCTTCATTGTTTGCTACGATTACCTTTTTTATCGTAAAACTACCCTCATAAGTGAATAGTTTTTGATTTTTAATAGGTGAGCCTTGTAACCCTATTAGTAGCATTTTATTTTTATTTCCTTGCATTATCCAGCCATCTGGAAGTGTTGGCGTAATATCTGCTATACCTACAAAATCAATCTCTATACCTAGTATATCTACATTAGATTCTATAGTACAATCGCCATCATTACATATAATTGATGATTTACCATAACCTAATTTTGTTTTATCGTATTTCATTTAATTACCTAATATTTGATTTACTAAAGTTACAATATCTAATACATTTACTAATCCGTCATTTGTAATATCTGCAATATTCCTACCATCTTCGTCTTTAGGATAATTATCAGTAGTTGCAGCAACTATTGAGCCTACAATACCTACAACATCTAATACATTTAAAATACCATCTTGATTGACATCTCCATATAAACCATTAAAAACAACATTTTTATTTATTGTTTGGCTAAACTGCAATTCATAAAAATCATCATTAATATTAGATTTAACTTTTAGTTTATACAATAAGGTTGCTTGTGTATTATCATCTAAAAATTCCACATTTTCATTATTTAATTTAATTGATATATCTACATTATCACCATAAATAGAATTATTTTCAACTATGTATGAATTAACCAAATTTGTAGCGTCCATACCATTTGTTAAAGGTTCTCCATCATAAGAAATATTAGCATTTACAAAAACAAGATTCAATTCATACTCTATACCTGTTTCATAATTTGTGTTTGTTATTGCTGATATTGCACCTGTGTTTAAATTTGCGTTATCTTGATACCAAGAGCCTTCAAAATATGTATCTTCTTCGTCTATTACTTCATCTTGATATATATCACGTTCATAAGGATTAGGTACGTTGTAAAATCCTAAATCATCATCACTCATACCAAAATCGCCACGATGTACTTGTACTAACTCTAAACTTACTTTACTTAGCGATTTAGCTACTTTAGTAACAAAAAACACAGGATATATAAGTTGTCCATTTTTAACAAACTCTTGTGTGTAATCAAAACCAAAAGCAAGTTTACCACCTATAAGCTCATCAAATCTTAAATAATCACCTGCTTCTAAGTGCATATAGCTAGGAGGTAAGTCTAACTTCATTGTTAAATGCTGGTTAGCATACCACATCAGTAATCTTCTTTGTAGTTTTCTTGCTGTATCTTTATCTCTAATGTATTCAGATTCTATTTCTAGTTTAGCATCTTCGTCTTTCATTCCATAGTAATTAAGCTCATACAACATATTAGGAGTTAATTCTTGTGTTAAATCGTCTAATGTATCTACAAAATTACCATTGTTATCTTCTATACTGTAAGTAGTTTCTTCAGCAAAATCACCTGATCCATAATCTTTCTTGTACTTAACATTAATTTGGTTTTTAACATCTTCTAATTTTGTAAGACCAAAAGAGTATTTAATGATGTCTAAATTATCAATAACCTCAAACTGCTCATAATCTTCTATATTTTGTTTTAAATCAATAATTTTAAAATTACCAGTACTATCAAAAGAAGGTATATAAACAGACGATTTAAATAAATTTTCAATAACACTTTTAGCTTCTTGTTGCTCATTCATAGAAAAACTATGAATATAATCATCATCTGTTTCTGGCATAACAATATCTTTACCGAAATTCAATTCTTTTTCTAATATATTTTGTAAAATATCTTGAGATTTAGAAATAAGATTTTCATTATTATCTACTCTACCTTTTATACTAGCATAATAGTCTTGTGTAGTATATTCTGTTGCTAATACGTCTTGAGTTACATAAAATTGTTTTAAGTTAGCAATACAAGATGATATTTTATTGGTATTACCTAATAATTGTGGCACTCCCCATTGTATACTATCATAAGAATCTGTGCTACCAAAATTTAAAATAATATTGTGATAATCATTTAAATCATTTATAGCACCCATAGTTGATACTCTAAAATCATTATTTATATTAGAATCGTCAAAATCGTGTTGTGCATTAGGCACTTCACAATATGTTATCCAATCTTCTTCATCGTAATTTACTTCCCAATTATTTTTTTCTGTAATTTTATGAAATCTATCAACATCATTACGTTTTCTTTCTATAAGATTTCTTTCTACCCAAAAAGCAGTAGGTTCAGCCTCAATATCATCACCTACTTGTGTATCAATATTTAAAGGAGCAAAATAATCTATATAATAAAATATTTTAGTTACACAAGGAAAACTAGCAACATCAGTATTAAATTCTAATCTAGCATAAGAACCACCTTCTTTATCTTGTCTAAGTTGAGAATCCATACAAATACCTGATTTATCATCATTGTTTTGAATCCAATTTACAGGAAATTGTGCGTTTACTCCTTCGCCTTGCCAATTTAAATCTTTATCATCAAATATTCCATCTTCATCATCACTACCACTAGCATTATTTAGTTCAGTAGTTTTCCACCAACTAAATAAACCTTCTTCGTTTAATTCATTCCAATTATTATCATATAAATCATCTGCATTTGATGGTATATTATTAATGTTTTCATCAGTATCACTATCTGATTCTAAACTTCGATTATTTATAGATTTACTCATACCTAAATTGTTTTCATTACTAAATCCAAAAAACTTATTAGATGAACCTGCAAAGTAATAATGTTCACTATCCGAACCCCAATCCCAAACATCTCTATTGTTTGCAAAAAAACTTACTTTAACTACAGGTCTATATATACGAGTTGGTATACCTACATTTCCTTTTCCTTCTTTTGTAGTTACTTCTTGATCATCTTCTTCTGTTATAACTTCGTGATATTCTTCATATAAAAAATTATTGGAATTTAAATTTATTTGTGGCGATACGTTACTTTCAAATGTATACATAGGACCATCTATAAAATCATAAGGTCTGCTTCCAAAATAAGTTGGCATTTCTTCTGTTATAGGTAAATAAGCATTGTTATAAATATATAAAAAAGAATTTTCTTTTAAAAATCCTGTAGATATGAGATAATTTTGGTTATTCATATATTCATTTTGATAGTTTATTTTTGATATTTTAGACCATATACCCTTAATTTCTATATCAGGCTTATCTATAGCCAAACTATCAAATTTATTAAGTATTACAGGCGATTTATCAACATATCCATATACCATAGGATAAGGTTGTCCTAATTGTTCATCAGTATAAGAATCAGCATCATCTATTAAAGTAGATGGTATTTGTGTTTTAAGTTTTTGTTCAGTTAGATCTTCTAGTGTAAGGTTTAGAGTTTCTGCCGATTGACTATAACGTCTAATAGTACCAGTATACACTAAAAGACAATCATCTAAGGTTTTTAACCCATTAGCAGCATAATACACTTGTACTCCCTTTCCTTCT